GGACGACCGATATGCAAGGCGTGGTGGGAAGCAAGCCAGAGTCGTCACCGTACCAGACAGCTACAACAGCTCCGCCACTAGCGTCTGTAAACGTAGACATGTTTGTCGGATTGTTCAGCTGCGTGAACAGGTAGTTAGCAACGACTTCTGTCGAGTCTGTCGTCGTGTACGGGTTTGGCACTTCCCCTCCTTCCTAGAATATCATCGACATGCCGAACTTCGGCGGGCCGAGCGACTGGTCGTCTGGATTGGTGTTAGCAGCAAGCACTGCCGCTGTCGAGCTGGAGTCTGTTGGATAGAAGACCGGGGCGGTCTCTGGTTCGCCCGGTGCTACTTCGATCAGGTCGATGGAGCCGGTAATGACTCCTTCAAGCAATGCCTCTGCGTATGTCCTGAGAACAACACCATAGCTGGTCCCCTCGGCAGCTACCATCTCGCTGAACTGCCTGTCGTAGAACCAGCCGCAGTACATCATGGCAATGATCTGCTTGACCAATGCCGGCGTAGTGTTGTTATCTGTCCAAGTACTGACAAGCGATGCGTTGAACGTCTCCGCAAGCCTGCCCATGACCATTGTCGAGACTTGCGCCTCGAGGTTGGCATCGAGAGTAGTCAGGTGTGCCTTGGTGTTCTCAAGCCACGTCTGTGCATCAGCTAGCACAATGTGAGCCATGTCCGCCTCCTAGCACACCTGACTACTTCTCGACTCCTCCTACTTCTTGCCGGACGATCCCGATCCCGAGCCCGAGCCCGAGGCCGAAGTCGAAGCCGACCCACCGAGGCCGCCTCCGCCAGAACCGCTTCCACCACTGCCAGAACCGCTAGACGACTTGGCTGCGGCCTGCTCGGCTTCCAGATCGGCAATCTTGGCCTTGAGAGCCGCGATCTCGTCATCCTTGGCCGTGTCGACTGCTTCCTCGGGTGCCTTGCCCATTGCGATTGCGGCGTCGGGGTCGCCCAGGGGGACGACGGACCGGTGCTCCAGCATGTACTGGAAGTCCTCCGAGTCCTCGCCACCATGGTCCTCGGGGTTGACAAACACCCCGGAGCCCTTGCCGAGATCGGCGTACGCGACGTACTTCTGCTTGGCTGCCATAGCTCCTCCTAGCCCACGAAGCCAGCGGTGAGGGCGTTGGTGAACAGGAAGCCACAAATCGACTTCGAGCTACCGTCGAGACCCACCAGCTTGAGGTCGTACCGCGTACGCAGGCGGACGATGTCGGATGCGCGCCGCTCTTCCCTCCAGCGGTCGACCACCCTGTCCAGCCCCCCGCCGAAGCCCCAGGCGAACTCGTACCCGAAGGCAGGAGTCTTGAGACCGGGACGTGGCGGGTTGTACGCCAGTATGACTTCCTTGTTCCAGAGGTACGACAGGGTCAGCGTCTGCCCTGGGTTGTTCGAGGCGAACCCGAATCCAGGAACCACACAGTTACTCAGACCCAGCAGGCTCTCGACAAGGTCGGGCGTCAGAATCGCACGCTCGACATACTGGATGCGGTTGATGAGGTCCTGGCTGTCCTCCAAGGCCGACATCACCTTGTAGGAGATCACAGCCAGGTTGGGCTGCAGGAACGACTGACCGTGGATCAACCGCATCGCGGTGCGGATGTCCTTGATCGGTGTGGCCGTCGCGTAGACGTCCCACTGTGGACCAAACCCAGTGGGAGCCGTGCTCAGGTCCACGGTCAGCGCGGTGTTGTACACCGAGGCGACTGCGGCCTTCTGGTAGATCCTGTACTCCTTGCCGAGCGCCACTCGAGACGTGATCATCTCGGTGCCGTCGACATCGGGGTTCAGGGGGACGTCAGCGTTGTCACGCTCTTCGTCCGTGACCGCGATCTGGAGCGCGTGCTCCTGTGCGTAGTAGGTGTCGACCGACATCGCCATGCCAGCGATCTCGTTCGCCTCTGCGCCAGGCGCCCGGCTGTCGTCCAGGGCTGGGTACCAACCCTCACGGCCGTTGTAGATGTAGTACTTGTTGGACTGCTTCGCCACCGGGACCGTCGGGAAGAGGATTTCCCCCACGAGGCCCTCATTCGGCCAGGCCACGGAGATGTTCGTGAGCACAACATCGACGTGGACGTTACCTGATCCGGATGGGTTGTAAACCGCCATCTTAGGTTCCCTCCTCTCTCAGCACCGTGCGCCAGGGGTAAGGAAGACCGAGATGATGTCACCGGCAGCCGCAGCCGCGGAGGTACCACCACCGCCTCCCACGTAAGTACCCACCATCGGTCGGCCGGTTGTACCGACCGCAACAGCGTCGAGGCTGCCTGCAACAGTTGCGGATGGAATGAGTGCCGCGTTCACGGACAGCGTTCCGACACCACTCCAGATACCGAATGCGATACCGTTCAGCCCGACAGTCGCATACGCCTTGCCCGTCTGAACCTTGACCAGATCGATGTTCTCCTGGACCAGTCCAAGCGGAGTAGGAGCATTCGCGGCTGCAGCACCAGTGGTCGCCTTGACCATCTGGTTTGGGTCGAGCACCGTCCCAGCTACAACCACAACACACTGTCCGAGAACGTATGCAGCGGCACCGGTGCAGAGGAACGCCTTGCTAAGAAGGTGATCAGATCCTGCCATCTAGCTCACCGCCCTTCCACCGGGATGTAGCTGTCCTGACGGTACTCGTCGGCCAGCTGGGGATTCTCGCGGGCGACCATGCCGGCCGCCTGGGCGTAGGTGATCTCCTTGCCCTTGTTCTTGGCGTCGGCCATGAGGGTGTCGACCTCGGTCAGGAACCGCGCTGCAGGGGACTTCTCCTCGCCGCGCCGCTGCCAACCGCGCTCGGTCATGTCGACCAGACCAAGCTCGAGTGTCGACTGGTAGGCCTCGAAGACCTGCTGACCCAGCTCAGGAGCCGAGCTAAGCAGGACCTCACGCAGCCGGTCCTTGACCACCGGAGGCACAGCGAACTTCTTGCCGCGGTCCAGTTCGTCCAGCTGACGCTCGACCTGGATCTCCTTGAGCGACCTGTTCTGCTCAGTCAGCTGCCGCTGCTGCGCCTGAACAAGATCAGTCAGAGTCTTGACTGCAGGGTTGCCGGGCAGATCGGACAGCGACTTGAGAACCTGCTCGAGGCTCTGACCGTTCAGCGGGTCCGGCTCCTTGGGCGGATCGGTCGGCGGTGCGGGCCGACCGTTAAGCTCGGCCAGCTTCGCGGTGACCTGGTCGTCGGTTGCGTCCTCCGCGAGCCCGATTGCCTTCCTAAGTGCGTTTCCGTCCACTTCTTGCGCCCCTCCCTTCGAGGGCTCGTCGGTTGGAGATGGCGCCGGGGCCGGAGCCGCTCCCTTGAATATCTCGCTCATGTTGATCGCCATGATGTCCTTGAGGAACGGGCGGTTCGTTACCGCCCCTCCAAAGAGAACATTCTGGTACTTCGTACCGTCCTTGGGATGCTCCCACTCGTCACGGTACTCAGGCGAGAAGTACCTGTAGGCCTTCTCCTTCAGCTTCTGGTAAGCGGTCTTCGTCCACTCCACCAGGAGCCAAAGTCCATCAGGCCGAGCTTCTGCGTCCTTGACCCAGCCAGCGGCTTCGCCGCCGTTCGCCTTGTGGTCGTAGTCGATGTCGAGTTCCGTACCACGAACGCCGTCCTTCACGTTCTGGGCGAACTGCTTGACCTTGTCTGGCGTGATGTCAATGGGACCATACACCGGATGCTCGTACTGCCCGATCGGCATGGCTTGGATCCACGTGGCCGTGGAGCCACTGTCGTCGAACCGAAGAGTGGCAAGGTCAGCCCAATATCCAAACTTCATGAACTCCCTCCTCTCTTCGTCACGAGAACTTACCTCCGGGACCCTTCGTCTGACCCTTCTTGGCTACCTTCGTCAGGTTAGGGTTCTTGGCCCTAGCCTTCTTGCTGGCCTTCTGAGAAGCTGCAGCTACCATCGCAGCACCAGCCTGGGGAGAAACACCAGCAGACTTGGCTGCCGAGGCCGCTGCAGCCTTGAACCCCATACCCTGCTTCGCAGCGGCAAGCTCGGTCGACTGCGTAGGCATCGCCGCACGGAGCCGATAGGGAGTTCCAGGCTTCTGTTCGTCGTCGGAAGTCCTACGGGCCGACGCGTTCGCTGCACGGCCACCGGTGAGCTGAGCGTTCGCCGCCAGCAGAGTCGCTGATTTCTTCAGCTTCTGCTTACCCAGCTTTGCATCGTCAGCATCGGGCTCGTTGGGATGAGCCGCTACATCGTGCGGTGATGCCATCGCAGTGGTATTGGCACCTAGAATTTCGTCCGAGTCAGTATCGCCAGGTTTCACTGAAGGGTTGTGCCTCTTCGGTCCACCACGAGTACGAGGCATGGTAGATGCAGCGAAGGTGTGGTTCGGAGTATGTTCCGTCGGCGCACTATATGCCCGCGTCGGAAGCCGCGTGCCGCCACTTGCGCCAATGCCACCACCGCCAGCAGCACTCCTGGCACTACTCGCGCCTCCACGCCGAGCATTGCTGACGTTGGAAGCGCTACCAAGGCCGCCACCCTTCTTACTCTGCTTGGGACTCGCCATCTTGCGTGGAGGAGCTCCCGCTGCACCAGGAGACGGACCTCTGTTTGATACAGGTCCCGTGGTCTTCTTCAGAGCTACCTTCGGGGGTGCTTTCTTCTTGGCTGCCATCAAACCACCGCCCTACATCGGTCCTTGACCTTTGGGGATGATCTTCATCCCGACGTCATTTGGATTGTTCTGAGCGGGGTCAGAGGGCCGGATGCGCTTCCTCTTCGACGACACCCCAAAGGGTGTCAGGTTCCGCCTAGCGGCCGCCCGGCCCTTCTTGGACATCTTGACCGTCGCACCCCGAATCTGCTGGTTGTACGCGACTGAGATACCCGTGAGGCCAGCTGAGTCGTAAGCCATAACTCGACCGCCTATCCTAGTATCCACTGTTTCTATTCTATCGTGTGACCTATAGGCAAAGCAAGAGATTGTTACCCATTGTGTAGCTCCGGAACACCCACTAGAGGTCCGTAATGTGCACGGCGCCATACATCGCCGTGTTTCGCTTACCTGCAGTAAGGACATCGAGGCGCCAGAACGCCGGAGTCGGAACCAGCTGGAGGGCAGCCGCTGCGATCGTTGCATTGGCCAAGCCACCAACAGCATTGGTCACAACGATCTCACTAGTAGCCGTTGACAGCTTGGTCACTCCGGAGTCATTGTCCAACGAAGCAGCTGTCGGCTTCAAGTAGATCTCGAGTACGAGCCCCGTCAGGTTCAGCGGGTTG